AACTCCTATGGGGTATTTATTTTTTTTTATTTTTTGCTTTTAAATCCTTTAATTGCGGAATTGTTTTTAGCAGCATAAAGAGAAATATTCAAGAATATACGTTTAGCTATCAAGTCAGGGATAGCTTCACTTTTATAGAATAATTTCAATTTATTTATCATCGTATCCGAAAGTCTGATAGCAACTTCATTAGATACGAATAATCTAATCTTCGCTTCGATATCTTCATTGATATAAGTAATACTATCAATAGCATTGATAATAGCATACTCATTAATAGCATCGTTGATAATTCCATCTAATGCACTATTAACCTCGTTGATATTAATTCCAATAGATAACTGCAAAGCAGTTAATTCATTATCAACTCGTTTAGAATAAGATTCAATATATTTTTTTATAAGTTTATTAGCTATAAATATAACTACAACTAATAAGATATAATTAATTATTTGCTGAATGGTTAACTCCATATTCATTCATGACACTCCAATCTTGAATTCTGTCTCTAAGTTTTAGGAGTTCACCAGTTTTAGTATCTCCTAAAGAAATAGCATAATTAAGATAATTTATTAACTTGTTTGCTATTTCAATAGTTATACCATATCTATAATCTTCTAAGAATTTAGGCCAATTACCAATACACATATCAGGATGAATATACATTCCATTTGCATTATGATATAATTGGTGAGCAGTTAAAGAAAGCATAACCAACTGTACTTCATTGCTAGTATGAACTTTCTTAAGCATATTAACTAAATCATAAGATGTAATATATCCGATAGTATTAATTGTATGCTCTGTGATAATAACAGCAATATCAAATATAGTAAGCATATTATGATGCATTTCTATAGTTGCCATTTCTGCAGAGATATTACTATGTAATTGACAATGGTCTAACCCTAAATTCATTAGATAAGACTTATAATTTTTATAGCATCTAGATTTTCTAAATCTAGAGATTGCATTCTTTATAAAGTTTGAATATAAATCAATATCCATCAAAGTATATTTAGTTTGATAGAATGATAATTCATATGGTACATATGGAGAACGAATAGTCGGATTCACCGGATCTTTTCGTAGCTCCAAGTCAGGAAATTCGTTCATTTTACTATGCTCCTTGGGTATTAATTACTACCTATATGTTAAATATAGGCCTCTATATGGGTCACATATTATTAAATTACATATAAATTCTCTCTGGGAGGAGGATATTTATTTTATGAAAGAAGCTAATATGGGCAAAGTTTTTACAGACTATCCGTTTGTAGATGTCCTAATATATTATGTAAAACAGTTAGCTATGCATTGCATAGTAAAATCTGAAACAGAAGCTTCTGCAGCTGAAACTTTACGTACTGAATATATGGGAGACCTGTTTATTCAGTCTATTGAAGGAACTGCAGATTGGCGACTATATGATTATAATCAAACAATATTATCTAAGATTGGATTGCCTGCAAACTTAATGGATGTTTGTATTGCAGACCCAGATAATATTCCAGAGGAATTTAGAGAAGCTGCTAAGAAAGAAGCATCTGATAATTTCTTAAGAAACTATATTGAGGAAAATGAATACTATCGTAAGATTATGGGTCTACCAACACTTGGCGATTCTGGATTATTAGTTCCAGAAGAATTCCGAATAGCTAATATTGGTGTAGACTATAATATTCCTCTTCATTTAATGAAAGATTCTGCTATTAGTATTTTAGAAGAACGTGGTATTTGGGATAATATATTAGCAAGATATACAGATGATAAATATGCATATCTTAAATATATTAAATCTGGCGTTGATAACTATAAAGCTAGAAAAGCAGAAAACTTCCAATTATTATTTTTACCGAATATTAATAATACTGTAGTAAAAGAAAAGTTCCAACGCAGATTCTCTGTTAATAGAGCTTATGCTTTGACTACACTTTATTCTGAAGCTCATAAATTTGATAGTAAATATTATGATGCTTGGATGACAATCTTTATCATAGTTCAAACTATGATAGATATGATTTCGGAAGTACAAGATCATATTATTAATTTAGATGTATTCGATGAACGCTGTGTCCGCTACATCTTACAATCTCATGGTATACCATACTATAATGAAATTCCATTATATTATCAAGTAAGAATGATGCGGAGACTTCATGAATTACTTAAATATAAATCTACTTCTAAATGTATGGTAGATATATGCTCTCTATTTGGGTTTGATGATCTTAGAGTATTTAAATATTATCTTTTAAGAGAACGTGTTGTAGATAAAGATACAGAAGAATATGTATTCAACTACAAAACCAAAAAGATATTAGATACAGATCAAAAAATTCAAACTCATAAAGAAGTAGTTACAGGATTTACTGGTAATAATATTAGAATACCATTCCCATCTGAAGGCTTCCTTGCTAAAGGTGGAGCCATGATGATTAACTTAGATGGTAAACGTATTCGAGAAGATCAATATGAAATAGTAGATGGAAATCTAAGATTCAAAGATCCAAATACACTTCAAGGAAAAACTAAGTTAGAATTCTTATTTTATTCTAATGATTCATTTAATGAAAATATTAATGAATTAGATAAATATAAGATCATTACTGAAACTAGAAATTTCCCAATAACTGATAAAAATCAAAAAGTATTTAATATAACCTTCCCAGTTGCGGACTACTTTAAAAAAGGTGGAATTATTTTTGTAACTGCAGGGTCTACATTTATTGATCAAAAGCGTTATACTTTAGATCTAGAAAATAATACATTAACTTTTAATGATGATGAAGGTAATTGGTATGAAAAAGGAGCTAGAGATATCTCCATTATTTATATCCATTCTGATCAATTCCAAATTAAAAGTAAAGTATTAGAATATACATATCCTGGGCCTAGCCAAGCAATTCCAAGCTTTGATATTCCAGAACCATATAAAGATTATATTCGATATGGTGGTGAATTCTTTGCACTCCAAGGTTCAGTATTATTATCTAAAGATAGATATTTTATCAAAGATAAAAACTTCTCATTTGTATCTGCAGATGATAAGATCATTAAAGATAGAACTATCACCTTCAATAATATTTATACTGAAGGTAATGAAGTTGAAATGGAAGAATCTTGGTTTGAAACCAAGGTAGATATTCCTGGCGTTCAAGATTATAAAGTTACTGTACCATTCGAGAACTATACTGAAAGTGGTTATTTACTTGAAGTATTTATTGATGGTAACAAAGTTAGATCATCTGAATATACATTCTTGAAGAATAATATTAAGATTATCGATCAAACTAAAGTAATGAGACCTGGCGTAAGAATTCAAGTTCATTTTGTATATGCTAAAGATAGAACTAAAGCTAAAATTAGTTCTTTAAGTATTCCAATTGAAAAGAAAACTTATGCTTTCAAAATCAAATTCCCATATGATGGTTATGAATATCGTCATGATAAATGGTATTTGACTGTAGATGGAATGATTATCGAACCATCTAAATATAAATTGACTGGCAATGTATTATCATTCAATGATCCACAATATTATCTAACTTCTAAAAATGTAGTAGAAGTTAAATTCATCAGATATGATGAAAATACATATTCTATTCACGTTACAGAAGAAGATCTATTGGTTAGAGATCAAGAACAAAAGTTATTCACTATTAACTATCCATTCTATAATTATCAACGAAGTGGTAATGGTATGATAGTTACTGTCGGTGGAGTTGTTGTTGATCCAAGTAGATATACTCTACTAAATAATACAATTCAATTTGATGATACTGTAGTTTTAGATAAAGGACGTTCAGTTCACTGTATCTTTGTTTATAACTCAGTATATGATAATTTCAATAATTATATTAGAAGTGAATATAGTTTATATGATCTTGCTAATGGTAGCAAAATCGTAAAAATACCATTCCCTTATGATAACTTCTTAGAGTCTGACAATAATAACCAAATGGAAATTATGTGTCAAGATGGAACTCTATTAGAAGAAAATGTAGATTATGAAATTATAGATGATCAAGCTATATTTAGTGATACATCTAAAATTCTTTCTCATG